GGCCGCGTCATCACCGTCGGCTACGAATCCGTCACCGTCCTCGAACACGGCCACAACCTGTCCCGCGCCGTGTACATGGAGCTGTCCGAGACCCGCATCCGCGTGCACAAGCCCCGCCTGCAGGCCGGCGACATCGTGATCCTCGCCCCCACCGAAGACGAGCCCGCACCCGGAGTGCGCCAAGGCGTCGTGCAACCGGCCACCTGGCGCGACGGCCTCTACGGCCTGCCCTGCTTCGCCGTCGAATGGGAGGACGGCTGCGGCCGCTCACGCCACCGCCCCGCCGAGCTCCAGCGCGTCCCGATCCCCGACCAGCACCCCCGACTGTGGCCCGCAGCCGCGTGCGCCGCGAGCTGACCCGCGACGCGCAGCGCCCCCAGCCGTCCCTACCCGGCTGGGGGCGCTCTGTGTCGCAGCCTACGGCGCCGGAACCGCCGGGTCCGGCGCAGGGATGTCGGGCAGTCCGGCAGGCACCGCGGGCGGCGCCGTCTTGGCAGCCTCGGCCGCCGCCTCCGCGGCATCGATCTCGTCGATCGCCGCCAGCATCCCGGTGTACACGTCCTTGAACGCCGCGACCACGTCCGACGGCAACGAGTCCGCATCGTTCGTGATCTTGATGGACGCGCCGTCCGGCTCATCCTCGATATCAGACAGGTAGATCTCCACGAAAACAGCCATGCGATCCACGATAGCGGCCGACCGCCCCCCGGCGTAGCCTTGGAGGCATGGCAGAAGGCGGAACCAGGCCCATCGCGGCCAAGCTGTACCAGAGCCCGGCCGACTCCGGCCAGACCGCGGGCTCCACCTACACGCCCCCCGGCACACCCGCGCCCCGCGAACCCGAAGCCACCCTCGGCATCCGCCGCAACAACCCCGAGATCGCCCAGGACAGCCACCGCACCGACCCCACCCCCACCGTCCCGCCGGTCGGGGCCCGCGTCGTACACCGCACCAGCGGCCAACACGGCACCGTCACCGACCACACCACACACGGCTACGACGGCACCGCCATCCCCCAAGTCACCTGGGCCGGCGAAGACGCCTCCTGGCCCCAAGGCGTCTCCGCCAACGCCCTACGCGTCGAAGGCTCCACCCCCGAGGACCTCTACCAGTACAACCAGGACGCGACCTCCCACCGCCCCCTGAACCGGCAGACCGGAGCGCCCTGATGTCGAACCCCGCCTACACCCTCGGCGACAACGCCGACGGCGGCCTCATCCCCCGCTCCACCACCGACGCCATCCCCCCCGCGCTCGACGGCACCGGCCAGACCGCGACCCCCGCGATCGGCGCCAAGGTCCGCCACCGCCTCTCCGGCCAGGAAGGCGAAGTCGTCGACCACCAAGCCGACCCCTTCACCAAGGACCTGACCCACGGCATCGTCAACTGGGTCGGCGACGGCGATTCGTTCGGGCAGGGTTTTTCTTCGACGAACTTGATTAAGTTTTGACGGAGATGGTTTACTTAGGGCATGCCTGGTGGTGTTCCCTGCGTAGACCCGTCCCACCTAGACCGACGCACCGTGGTTTACCCGAACGGCAGCACAGCCGTTCGGTGCTACGACTGCATGCGTCAGCGGGCTACACAGTACCGGAGGACCAACGCCGATCTCGTTCGCGAGAAGGACAGGGAGCGTAGCCAGGAGAACAAGGCGGCCAACGCGGCGTATCAAGTTGAATATCGCAAAAAGAACCGCGACCGCTTGATTGCCGTCGATGCCCAAAGGCGCAGGCTCCGGAAGCAGGCCGCGCTGGACGCGTACGGGCACCAGTGCGTGTGCTGCGGCGAATCGGGGTTCGTCTTCCTGACGATCGACCACATCGTGTCCGGGGTACCAGACAGCGGAAACCCTCAGGGGTTGATGAAGTGGCTCAAGGTCAACAAATACCCGCCGGGGTTCCAGACCCTGTGCATGAACTGCAACGTTGCCAAACGTAACTGGCCTGCCTGTCCTCACAAATATCCTGTGACCTTCTCCGACACCAGGAGAAGGCTCAAGCTAGCGACGCTGGCTGCTTACGGTGGAACCTGCCGATGCTGTGGCGAAGATGGCCCCAGCTTCCTGCAGATCCACCACCCGCTCGGTGATGGCCGGGCGCACCGGGCATCTCTGGACAGGAAGTCGGCCAGCAGCTTCTACGCTTCGCTGCAACGCCTGGGCTGGCCGAACGATCCGCCGCTCGAGGTGCTGTGTGCCAACTGCAACTGGGCCGTGCACCGAGGCGTTTGCCCGCATCAATGCGAAGGGTAGCCTAGCCCTATGAGCAAACCCTTCATCCTGGGCCAGACAGTCCTGTACAAGCTGAACGAGGCCGACGCCGGGGCGATCAAGTTCCGGCGCGAGCGCGAGGAGCCGGTCGCCGGACGGCGCGGCAACACGGCCAGCGAAGGCCAGCAGTACCCGGCCCACGTGGTCGCCGTGTTCGACCGGGCCTACGCCAATCTCCAGGTCCACCTCGACGGCGACGACCAGTACTGGGCCACGAGCCGCCAGTGGGGCGAAGACCCGGGCACCTGCCAGGAGACGTCGTTCTGATGGACACCGCGCACCAGCAGGTCGAGGGCCGGTTCGTCTGCGACACCCAGCAGGTCATCGACCAGGTCAGCTCCCGGATCATCCTGCGCGCCGCCACCACCGGCCGCGACAACACCGACTGGGCGCCGTTCACCCCCGCCGGCACCATCGACATGATCGTCAACGGCACGGCCGGCCACGCGTTCAGCGCAGGCAAGCGGTACCGCGTCCTGATCCAGGAGGTCCCCGACGGTGAATAAGGACGAGGAACACCGGCTCATCCCGTGGGATGCCACCGCCGACCCCGAGATCCGCGACCTGCTCATGCAGTTCGCCTACGGACACCTCCCCGAACACCTGCAGGTAGTCAGCCGACCCCTCTGCGAGATGGCCAACCGGCTCGCCCGGCAACTGCACCCCGGCCCCCAGCTGAAGCAGGGCCTGTGGGACCTGCTGCGCGCGAAGGACTGCTTCGTCCGCGCCGCTGCGGCTGCGGTGACGCCGTGACCCTGACCATCACCGGCCGCGTCTACGACGAGATCCTCGCCCACGCCCGCAAAGACCACCCCATCGAAGCCTGCGGCGTCCTGCTCGGCACCGACGCCCGGCCCGACTCCGCGGACCGGGTACTCGCGATGGTCAACGTCGAGCAGTCACCGACGGCCTTCCGGTTCGACCCCGTCGCGCAGCTCGGGGTCTGGCAGGACGCCGAGGACATCGCCGAGCGCGTCGTGGCGGTCTACCACTCCCACACGGCCACCGAGGCGTACCCGTCCGGTGTGGACATCGCCTACGCCGCCGACCCCGACATCCGCTACGTGATCGTCTCCACGGCCGACGCGGGCGAGCTGCGGGTGTTCCGCATCATCGACGGCACGGTCATCGAGGAAGACGTCCACATCGACGTGCTGTAGCCCCCGGGGGTAGGATGGGGCCTGTCGCAGGAGGAAAAGCTTGCGGCAGGGGCTGGCTAGGTAAGTCCGGGAAGCCGGACCGCGCTTAGGTGTATGGGCCAGTGGGACCGGGGGCGGCAATCCGGTCCACCACCGCGGGGTGGAGCAGCACGGTAGCTCGTTGGGCTCATAACCCAGAGGTCGCAGGTTCAAATCCTGTCCCCGCCACCTACCGATTCGCCCACAGGGCACACGAGGACGGCCCCGGCAACCAGCCGGGGCCGTTCGCCTTCCCGGGGCTGTCGGCTTTCCCGGATACAATGAAGTGACCCCGGCGGCGGTGAACTCCACCGTGGCCATCGGCGGCACCACGGTGAACACGCTGACCGGCGCGGGCTCGCCCGGCTACTACGTGGTGCCGTTCGGCCAGACGATCACGTTGACCTACGCGTCCGGCACGCCTACGCGCCCCTGGCTCTTGAGCTGATTCGGGCTGGCTAGACCGGGATCTGTCCGGACAGGAACGCGGCTGCGGACGGCAGGCCCAGCAGCTGCCTGATCTCCGGCCCGTAGTTGACGCCGCCGCGGTAGGCCAGGGCATTGGCAGTGAACCGGGCGACGGTCGGCGTCTTGGTGAGTTCCTCGGCCAGGTCGACCTCGCCCGGCAGTTGGTCGGCGGTGGCTGAGATCAGCGCGGCTACCGGCGTCGGCCACCGCGCCGACTCCAGGTTGATCCGCAACGCCGCAGTGTCGCGGGCCCAAGCTGATGCGTCAGCCTGCAAGCGGCTGAGCGGCGCGCCGGTGAGTCCGGCGTCGCGGATCGCTAGGATGTCCTCGTTGCTGGCCGTGGTCCACGCGCTGTAGTCGGTAGCAGCCTGGGCCATGGTCAGCGTTGCCGGGGATGCGGCGTGCGCAACCAGCCCGACTGTGGCCGCAGCGGCGAGCACCGCAGCTGCGATCAATGTCCTGGTGTTTCTCATCGTGCGGTCACTTCCTCGGGGTACAGGCCGGGCAGCCCGACGGCCGGGCACTCGTAGTCGACCCCCTCGCGCCGCACCTGATGCCACAGGAGCGTCCTGTCGGCCCGGGCCAGGCGCAGAGTGTCGCACACGGGACACACGAGCAACCGGGGCGCGAACTCGAGCAGGCTCGCCGGGAGCGGTGCAGCAGCCGGGGTCCTTCTTCGCGCTTCGCGAACAGGGATGTCGGCGATGCCAGCGACAGTCTCAATAGTCATGCGGCTAGTGTCCACGGACTAGCCCGTAGTGTCAACGGACTAGAAGACGCTAGACTAGACCCATGCAGCAAGAGCTCATGTCCACCATCGAAATCCGCGCACTCCTCGGCGTCGTACGCCAACGCGCCTACCAAATCACCCAGCACCCCGGCTTCCCACCCCCCATCGCCGAACTCGGCATCGGCAAAGTCTGGGACGGCGCCGCAGTCCGCACCTGGGCAGCACACCGCGCCAACAAGACCACCACCACCCAGCCACACCCATCCCCGCCAGACCCCCGCGCCCCGGCGGCACAACTCCCCCCCGTCGACTGGCCGCCCGTCCCCGACCACCTCCTCGACGGCAACGCCTTCGAAGACGTCACCGCCCAACACCAACACCGCACCGCCTCCAGCGTCTCCAGCCACCCCACACCACCCACCCAGGAGCTCGACCCCTGGGACTACCCAGACGACGACCCCGGCACCGACTGACCACCACACCAGGGGCCCGTAGCTCAACCGGTCAGAGCCGAGGTCTTATAAACAGCGAGATGTGGGTTCAAACCCCACCGGGCCTACCCCACCACCACTCTTGCCCCACCGACAAGCTACACAGTACGATGCCACCATGGCAATAACCCCCGAAACAACACTCATCCACCAAGCCCAAAACGGCAACACCCAAGCCTTCGCAGAACTCTACAACCGCACCCGAACCCACCTCGCCAAAGTCGTCACCACCAAACAAGCCAAATACACCACCCACCCCCACCGCCAACTCACCGAAGACATCGTCGCCGAAACCTACACACGCGCCTACGCCGGCATCACCACCTGGCACGACCAAGGCAAACCCTTCATCGCATGGCTCACCACCATCGCCGGCAACCTCCTGCTCGACCACCTCAAATCCGCAGCCACCTCCCGCACCATGACATTCGCCCAGCTCGCCGCCGCCGGCACCTGGTACGACCGGCCCGACCGCGAACGCGACCGCCCCGAACACCACGCCGTGCGCACCGACGAGTTCACCCGACTAGCCTCCCTCATCCCCGAACTGACCGACCTCCAACGCCAGGTCCTGCTCAACCGGTACTACTACGGCCTCACCATCGAGGAGACAGCCACCGAGATGGGCATGCAGCCAGGCGCCGTCAAAACCAGATGCGGCACCGCTGCAGCGCGCCTGCGGCTCCTGTACGCGGCCCAGTACCCGCCCGACCCCGCCGGGGCCGGATGATGGCCTGCCGCACCGGGAAACGCCGCTACCCGACCGAGGAGGCCGCCCGCATCAAGCTCGCGCTCATGGACCAGGACAGCCCAACACGGCACGAGCTGCGCGTGTACCTGTGCGAGTTCTGCTGCGGCTGGCACATGACCCGGCAGCCCCCCGCCGATCCCCTGGCGCGCCGTCGCCGCCGCACGTAGCCTAGAGAGTATGGACACGGCTGAGAGCGGCGCCTTCGACAGCTACATGGGCGGCATGAACCCGGGCCCCCGCTACTCCGGCCAGCCGAATGTGAAGCCGGCCGACGGGTCGCAGGGCGTCCCGGGCACGGGTGTGCCGGCGGTGGGGGACGCGGTGAGGCATGCGAAGTCGGGGGAGCTCGGTGAGGTGACGGGGTACGCCGATCACGGGCCGAGCGCTGAGCGGTATCCGACGGTGCGGTGGGAGGGGCAGGCTGCTGCGGGGTTCACTTCGGATCAGGGGTACAGCCTGGACAGCCTGACCACTTCGTGAGCGACATGGCGCGCGAGCTCGACGCCGAGTTGCAGCCGGTGCTCGAGGATGTGTTCCGTCGGGTGGAGGGCTCCATCCTGACGAAGTGGGTGCTGATCGCCGAGACGGTGGGGCCGGCGGGTGAGCGCGGTGTGTGGACGCGTACGAGTGAGGATCTGCAGAAGTGGGAGTCGATGGGGCTGTTGCAGATGGCCGGGGAGATGGAGACGCGGGCTTACCGGTGTCCTGGTGGTGAGGGGGAGTGAGTCGCTTCCGCCGATAGTTAGCTTTGCTACAGAGGTAACGGGTGCGCGGCCGACCATGATCGGCTGCATGGCGTAGACTCGCGGGTGGTGCGGTCCGTAGCGCAGGGGTAGCGCGCGCCATTTGGTGGCGAGGTCGCGGGTTCGAATCCCGCCGGGCCGCACCGTGGTGGGGATTCGTCCGCATATAGTTAGCTTTGCTACCGATGCGTGGGTGGGCGTGAAGAAAGCCCCCGGGATCTCCCGGGGGCCCACCCTGACCTTCCGCTCAGTAGTCGATCGCTATGGAGTGCTTCCACTCGCCGCCGATCTTCAGCGACACCATGTGGTCCGTGTCGGTCAGGGAGCGCAGCTTCGGCTCCGGCTCGATGAAGGCGCCCCCGGTGGCGTTGAGGTGGCGGATCGCGGCGTGGAACCGCTCGAGCGACCAGTCGAACATCTCGTAGATCGGCAGGAGGTGCATCGAGCGGCCGGGGGCCGGGGCGAGCATCTTGTAGGTCTCGGTGATCTGCTGGGCGTCTGCGGCGGTGGTGGTCATCTGGGTCTCCTTCGTGGCGGGCTTCCCTCTACTGACTACAATACTCCGATTAACTGAGGAGTCAAGCCCCGTGCGGAAGAATCTTGACAGCAACACCATGATTCCCCCCGACTTATATCTGTAGCAGAGCTAAATACATGTAGGCCGAACCCACGCCCCACCCGCTAAACTGACCCCCTCGATACCAGCGAACCGAGAACGTAGCGGGGCGAAGCCCCCAAGCTGCCGGCCGGGCCGACGTCAAGGAACACTGTGCGCCGACGGGCGCTGTCGAGCACGGCGCCACGGGCGCAAGCCGAGACCCCCGGTGGCCGAAAGCACGGGGGCCTCGGCGCACCGCTAAACTGACCCGATGTGCCCAACATGCGGTGACGGCGGCCGATTCGTCACCTACACCTGGATCGACGGCAAACGATTCGCCCAATACACCTGCGGCCGCGGCCACAACTGGCTCCAGTCCGCGTAGTACACTCACCCCGTTGCCGCGGCGCTTTCCGGCACCGGCGCACGATCGCAAGCGAGCGGGTGCCGCGACAGCCTCATGAGAGCGACAGGCCGCGTGCCGGCCCAAGGTGGAGACCCGGCGGATGAGACCCGCCGTCCGGGTCGGTGAAGCCGCACCCTACTGGTGGGCGAAACCGGCACACGGCCTGCCGCACCCCCAGCGTTATGCTGGTTGACATGGTGGCTACCCATCTTTCTCCGCCTGAGGCGGGACGCACACCGAAATACCCCTGGACCGAATGGCTCGACGGCCACACCTGGACACTCGTCCGCGGCCGCGACTACTGGGGCACCAACGCCGAGTTCGGCCGGCGCCTGCGCGGCGCGGCCAACGCCCGCAGCCTCCGGTACAAGGTCAACGACGCCGACCCCAACTTCCTCACCCTGCGCGCCTACCCGAACGACAGGCCGGCCGATGGCTAGGAAGACCGCAGCCGAACGATACGCAGCCCGCAAGATCCGCGTCGCCCTGGACGCCGCCGACCGCCAACTCCGCGAACAGCTCACCCGCGCGCAGAACGCCCGGGACGCCGCGAGGTTCGCCGAGCACATCGCCCCCTTCGAAGAAGAATGGGCCCACATCGTCGAGACCCGCAACCAGACGAAAGCGGTATGACAGTGGCCCGGTCCGCAGCAGCAGTCGCACGCTGGGAACGCGAGAAAGCCGAACGCCGCCAACTCGTCCAAGAAGCCGTCGAGATGCGCAAGAACGCCTACTCGTTCCGCGCCATCGCCGAACACCAGGGCTGCACCATCCAGACCGCGACCCAGCGATTCCGCCGCGGCAGCAAGCAATACCTGCCCCCCGAGCTCGTCGAATCCTCGCGCGCCACCGAACTCGACCGGTTCGACGCCCTCACCCACATCAACCTCACACTCCTCGCCGAAGCGGTCAAGGACCGGGACATCGACTCCGTGTGCAAACTCCAAGACAAGATCCTCGCGATCCACGACCGCCGCGCCAAACTCATCCCCATGCAGGTCCCCGTCAAAATGGTCATCGACGGGCTGATCGACGGCGCCACCGACCAAGACCGCGAACTCACCGCGCTCCTCAGCGCGGCCGCCCAAGACGTCGAGGAGAAAATCCAATGGCTCGTCGAGAACACGGCCGAGTGAGCATGGTCAAGACGTCCGAATCCGGACCGAAAGATAGGTGACCGCCGTGGCGCCGCGCAGCAGCATGGCCGAGTTCCTGATGTCTCACCTGGACGACCGGGTAGCCGAGCGGTTCTACGCCAAGGTACGCGAGACACAGGACTGCCACCTGTGGACCAAAGCGGTAGACCGGAAAGGCTATGGGCGGTTCGGCATTGGCCAACCTACGCGCACGTTCTTCGCCCACCGTGTAGCAATTGCCCTAGCTGGTGTTGTGCCACCAGACGGGCTCATGGTCTGTCACTCCTGCGACAACCCGCCGTGCGTGCGTCCAGACCACCTATTCGTCGGCACCCACGAAGACAACATGCTGGACTGGCGGAAGAAGGGATATCGTAGCGGTGCACTTTGCTGCAGCCACGGCCACCCATGGACCGAGGCGAACACGCAGTGGTATCTGTGGGAGAAGAACGGCTACTACCTGCGCCGATGCAGGGCATGTGAGCGCGAGCGGTATCGCTCGAGGAAGGGAAACCGTGGGCAATAAGTCCCTGATCAAGCCCGCTGTGTTCGGGGCGTTTTGACGGCACCGTCACCGTCCTGGGCGCCGTATTCACGCTCACCGGCGACCACCGCGCACTGGTCCTGTCCGGTGTCGGCCTGGCCGCGTCCGGCGCCGTCAGCATGGGCGCCGGCGAATACCTCTCCGACAGCGACGCCGGCCTCACCGCCAGCAGTGTGATCGGCGCCACCACCGGCATCGGCACGCTACTACCCGTACTGCCGTACATCTTCAACATGCGGCTCGCCCTGGTCGTCTCGATCTCCCTGTGCCTACTCGTGGCGTCCGGAATCAGCGTGCTCAAAGCCAAAACAGACACCGGATCGTCGCTCCTCCAGAGCGCAGCCCAGACCATGGGCGTCCTCGCACTCGCCACCACCGTCATCCTCCTGTGCGCCTGGGCCACCGGCGCAGTAGGATGACACCGTGGCAAACGAACCCGAAAACCCCGACACCCCCACCCCACCCGAACCACACGACCACGGCCCCGGCGAACACCCCTGCGCCACCAACCTCATCGACGCCATCGACCGGTACCTCAAACAGCACGGCCTGTCCGACCCCAGCGTCGTCCTGACCGACGTCCTGCTCGTCGCCTCACACCGCGGCTTCAGCAGCGAAGGCACCAAAACCGCGACCTCCGTCGTCTGCCCCACCGAATCCTCCGTCGCCACACTCCTCGGCCTCACCCAGTACGCCAGCATCTACTACGGCAACACCGCCGCCCGATCCATGCAAGGCGGCACCTGATGGGCGTCCTCGGAGACCACGCCGCGCCCATGCGCTGGCCGCACGACAATCCCATGCCGCTCTGGCGCTACCACACCGACGGCAGGTGGGAATCCACCGCACGCTCCCTGCGCTCCCCCGCCGCCGACGGCTCGATCGCCTACCTCATCGACACACTCTCCCCCCTCATGATCCGCGACGACGGGCCCCTCTACGACGACGGGATCGCCCGCGCCGCCTGCCAATACCTGAAGGCCCTCGCGGTCAAACACAGCCTCGAGGTCGCCGACGGCCCCTATCTCCAGTTGCGGGAAGACGACGGCGCCGTCCCCCGCGGCTTCGTCATGCTCCGCGCCCTGATGTGGTGCGACGAATTCGACTTCATCACCCCCATGGACGACGAGTCGGTCTCGCCGCTGAGCACGAGGAGCAGAGACTGATGGCGACGAGCCGCCCTGATACCGCGCCCGCGGCGCACCTCGTGACCGTGCAACCCGACCCCGAAGGCCGCGGCCTCCTCGTCGGACACCTCAACTGCCCCACGGCGCTCGTGTTCGTGCCACTCATGCCCGGCCAGCCGTACGCCCTCGCGATCGACGTCATCCAACCGATCCTCAGCCACGTCTGCCCGCCCACCCGGCACGCGCCCGGTGACGATCCTGCGGGGTGGATCGAGCCGTGACGCGCTTCCGCAAGCTTCCTATCGAGATCGAAGCCATCCAGTTCACTGGCGACAATGTCGGCGAGATCTGGAACGCGTTCGGCACCGACGGGATCCACATGCCGCTCGAAGAGCTCGCGGGTCAATCGGTTCTCATCCTCACGACCACGCACCGCGATCCGGCGCCGTGCCGCCCGGGTGACTGGGTGATCCCGGACTCGCGCCCCGGCACGTTCTATCCGTGCAAGCCCGAGGTGTTCGCCGCGACCTACGAACGGGTGGTCGAGCCGTGACCCGCGACGAGCAGATTCCGTATGATCCCGGGCTGCTGCCACTGCGGCGGGCGGTAGCCAAGCTGCGCTACCTGAACGACTCGCTGATCTGGGCGACACTCGGTGTCCCGCTGGCCGAGGAGCTGGCCAAGGTCGAGGGGTCGTGGTTCGGCGAGCCCAGGCCGGTGTCCGGGGACGCGCGCTACGCCGCCGAGAACATCGACGAAGCGATCCGCGATTTCCGTACGATCGAAGGGATGATCACGTGAGCGGCAAGACGAACGCGTTCACGCACGACCCGGACAACCCGCGCCCGTTCATCCGGCCGCACCGCTACCTGCGAAGCCGAACACGCGGCACACTGGTGACATGACCACACGCCAGCCAGTCGGATCCGGCGACGCCATGGGCGGCGACAACGTCAACGCCACCCGCCGCGACCGCATGTCGAAAGGCTGGCCCATGGACGTCGGGGCGGCTGGCGCCGACCCGTCCGCCGCGCAGGGCATCAACCAGTGGCCCGGCGCCAACCCCACCACCGTCAAACAGCCCTCCGCGCTCGACTACCAAACCTACGAGGCAGTCCCCGGCCAGCAGCACGTCGTCATGCACAAGGGCATCCCCGTCGGGTACGTCAGCAAGTACCAGGATCCCGGACACGGCCCACTGTGGTCGGCGACCCTCGCGAACGGGTTCCACGCCAGGAACCCGACCGCGGCCCAAACCCAGCGCGGATTCGTCCACGCGTCCGACGCCCACGGCAACCTGATGGAGAGGCACCGCGATGTCGCGCAGATCGAGAACGTCGGTAGCTGGCGTCCCGGGCCTCTCGACGCTGGCCCCAACCTCCCCGGACACTGACGCGTTCGGGCGCCCAGTGAGCGCGCCTCTTCTAGTGCGCAGATTCGGGACTGCCCCGGTCATTGACGCAGCCGAGCTCGACAACGCCAGGTTCACGGACGTGATCGCCGAGCGGCAGCACCTGAACGCCACCACCATCGCCCAGGCGTTGCGCGACCTGAAGCGCGGCAACGTGCCTCGGACACGCACCCTGCTGCTGCCCGGCTGGTTCCCTCAGGAGCACCGGCAGCAGGCCGCCGAGTGGGCAGCCCAGCACGGCTGGGACGAGATCGTGTACGACGAGCCTGCACCGAGCAAATAGGAGTCGACATAGCTAACGTGAGTTCGGCCCCGAAGTCCTGTGAGCAGTGCTCGGCATCTTTCAAACCAACAAGCAACCGGCAGAAATGCTGCCTCCTGTGCGCGGTCTCGTCCCGGCCATGTGAGACATGCGGAATCATCTTTGAATATCCGGCAAAGCGGAAAAGCCGGAAATACTGTTCAGCCTCGTGCAGCGCGCGAGCCAACTCGACACCGGAACGCATGGCGGCGATGCGGTCGCAGGTGAAGAATCCACACGACGGCACTACCAAACCGAAGGAGTGCACAAAGTGCGGAGAGGTATACCAGCCAACGAGTGCCAGGCAGCGAATCTGCTTCACTTGTACGCCAAACCGGAGCGAACGTGGCCGGCTACGTCGTTACGGTCTGTCTGGTCGCGAGTGGGATGAACTCGCGGGCCGCTTCGACGGGATGTGCTGGATCTGTCGAACGCAGCCCGCAGGCTGCGTCGACCACGACCACGAGACTGGTGCAATTCGCGGCGCGCTCTGTCGGACCTGCAACATGGTGCTTCACTATGTTGAGCGGCCCGGTTGGTGGGCCGATGCCCGTGCCTATCTGGAAGGAGGTTCCCACTGATGCCACAAGAGAAGAAGGACGGCGGCCACAAGTCGCCCGGGCCCGACCACTCTCAAGCTCAGTGGCGAATAGATTCCTCTACGCCACCAACAAGCCGTTCGCGCACAAATGGGCCGAAGAGATCGTAGCCACCCGCGGACCCAAAACCGGATACCACTCGCTGCCCGAAAAGAAGACGGCCAGCGCCAAGAGAGGCAAGTGACATGGGACTGACCCTTCCGCCTGCGGGGTCGATCGGCCTGGTCAAGATCACCGGGGTGGCCGGCGACGCCATCCACGCGGCCGAGCTCCTCGACGGCGATGGCCGCACCGAGTCCGAATACCAGCACGCGTTCGTACTGACCGCCGACGGCACCGTGATCGTTCAGGCTGAGCCAGGCGGGGTCCGGCTGGCCCGGTTGACCGAATACGTCGGCAAGGCAGTCCTGTGGATTCCTTGCCCGCCCCAGTACAGTGCGCTGATGGTTGCCGCCGCGATGACTTACATCGGCGTGCCGTACTCGTACGCGGACTACGTCGCCATCGCGGCACACCACCTGGGCATCGACCCGCTTAGTCTGGGTGAGGTGCTGGTCAAGATGACCGGCCACCAGATCTGCTCGATGATGTGCGTCGCCTGCACCCAGAAGGCAGGTTGGCCGCTGGTGCCGCAGAACCTGTGGGCGGGCTACGTCGACCCGGCCGAGCTGGCCAGGTTCGCTCCGGCCGGGGCGGTGCCCGAGCTCCTCGCATGACCGCAGTCACAGACACCCCGGCGACCGCAGATCCGGAGAGCGCGCCGGCGTTCCCGACCCGCATCATTTCACCGTCCGAACAATGGCAGTTCCTCACCGGCGAGACTGCGGAGACCTTCGACCCCAACCAGTACCTGCGTTCCAAGGACCGGCTGCATAAGGGCGAGAGCCTTCTGGCGACGAACAGCGAGTACCGGCGCATCGCGACGAAGCTCGATCCGATGCTGTTCGCCCTGCTGTACCTGCGCCACCATCTGCGCGCCCCGGCGACCCGGAATCAGATCACGTTCTGTGACGCCCACCTCGACTGGTGCAGGGAAGCACTCGGCTGGGTCGCGCCGTCGCCCCGGCCGCGCGCTGACCGGGACGTTTACGTGGCGCCGAGAGAGCTTGGAAAGTCAAGTTGGTTCTTCCTGATCCTCCCGTTGTGGGCTGCGGCGCACGGGCACCGGAAGTTCATCGCGGCGTTCGCAGACTCGGGCACGCAGGCGGAGATGCACCTGTCGACGTTCAAGAACGAGCTCGAGTCCAACGCGCTGCTGGTGCGGGACTACCCGCTGCTGTGCGAACCCGCGACCCGGCGCCGCGGTATGACCCAGTCCGACACGAAAGGCTTGACGATCCGGAAGTCCGGCTTCGTGTTCGGTGCCAGGGGCGCGGACTCGAAGGCCCTCGGCATGAAGGTCGGGCACCAGCGGCCCGACATGCTGATCCTCGACGACATCGAGCCCGGGGAGGACCAGTACAGCGAGTACCAGGTCACCGGGCGCCTCACCACCATCACCGACGTCATCTTCCCGCTGTCCGAGTACGCCCGCGTCGTCCTCGTCGGCACCGTGACGCTGCCGGGGTCGATCGTCCACCAGCTCGTCAAGTCGGTCACCGAGCCCGACGACGACGTCCCGGAGTGGATCGGCGAGCAGAACATGCGGGTGCACTACTACCCGCCGATCATCGCGAACGACGACGGTACGGAGCGGTCGATCTGGCCGGCGAAGTGGCCGATCTCCTACCTGCAGGCGATCCGCCACACCCGCTCGTTCCTGAAGAACTTCGCCAACAGCCCGCTCGGTTTGGACGGCGACTACTGGTCGAAGGACGACTTCGCCTACGGCGTCCTCGAGGGCAAGACCCGGGTGATGCTGTCTATCGACCCGGCCGGCAAGGACAAGAAGACCAGCGACTGGACCGGCCTCGCCGTGGTCGGCTGGGCGCCCCCGGCCAAGCGCGCCGGCATCGCCCCGATCGACCCTGACGACGTCCAGGCTGCGGTCACCGGCAACCTGGGCATGTGCGAGGTGATGTATGCGAAGGCCGTGAAGCTGATCGGCGAACGCCTGCGCGCCGAGGTGCTCCGGATCCTGGAGATGTACCCGGAGATCGGGCTCGTTCTGATCGAGGTGAACCAGGGTGGCGAGCACTGGCTCGATATCCTGCACCACCTGCCGTGCAAGATCCAGATGATCGATCAGACAGTCGACAAGCGGGTGCGCGCGTCCCAGTCCCTCGCGCACTACCAGCGGCGCCGGGTGCTGCACAGTCAGCGGATGAACGCGGCCGAGGAGCAGATGGTCAGCTTCCCGCGGGGGCCGAACGACGACATGGTCGACGCGATCGGCTCGGCTGTGACCCGGCTGCTGCGCCGGCCGAAGAAGCCGGGCATGAACGGTCAGAACGTGGGCAATTACGTGTGAGGCCCGACCAGAAGGTCGGGCCTCTGTCGTGCACGGGTGGGGTCAGGCGTCCTGGGGTTCGCGGCCGACGCGGATCATGCGCGCGTACAGGTCGATCGCGGAGTCCTGGAGCTGCGCGACGGTGGGGTTGAGGATTTGATTCGCGGCGGCCCTCGCGGCGTCCCTCGCGGCGGCCCCCGCGGCGTCCCTCGCGGCGGCCCCCGCGGCGTCCCTCGCGGCGGCCCCCGCGGCGTCCCTCGCGGCGGCCCCCGCGGCGTCCCTCGCGGCGGCCCCCGCGGCGGCCCTCGCGG